GATACGATTGCTAAAATGGCACAAGCTCGAGGAGGGCCTCAATGGCTCCGGGGCTAAGCCTCAACTGAATGGAGTTTAAAATGGCGGGTCAGGTCTGGGCTGTTAATAGCCTCGGTGGCTTCATGTATAGCCGCCAACTTTCAAATGTGCTGCGCATGGCTGTGCAGCCTCTGGTCAAGTTCCGTCAATTCTGTGACGTTCGAGACGCCTCCCAACAAGGTAAGAAGAAGGGCGATATCTTTACGTGGGACGTGTTCTCGGACGTAGCAACAGCTGGTGGGGTACTGGTTGAAACCAATACCATGCCGGAAAGCAACTTCACAATCATTCAGGGTACATTGACTGTTACCGAACTTGGTAACTCGGTTCCGTATTCGGGTAAGCTGGACAATCTGTCGAAGTTCCCTGTGATGGAACTGATCCAGAAAGTCCTTAAAAATGACGCAGTCAAAACGTTTGACCGTCAAGCTTGGACCCAATTCAATCAGACTTTGCTTCGTGCTATCCCAGTGGGGGGCACAGATACTGCTGCTATTACCTTGTACACCAATGGTACGGTAACGGGTACCAACAGCATTGCGTATAATAACGGTCATGCAAAATCGATCGTTGATACCATGAAGGAGCGTAATATCCCGGCCTATCTGGGTGATGATTACTACTCTCTGGCTTGGCCGACGACTCTGCGTTCGTTCAAAAACAACCTGGAAACGATCCACCAATACTCGGATACCGGTTTCAAACTCATCATGAATGGTGAGATTGGCCGTTACGAGAACGTTCGGTACGTAGAACAAACCAACATTGCCAAGGGTACTGGCACTGATGGTATCACTCAAACCCTCTGGACTAACGGTAAATCGGACTGGATTTTCTTCTTTGGGAATGATACGGTGGCTGAGGCTATCACTGTTCCTGAAGAAATTCGGGGTAAGATTCCGACTGACTATGGTCGGTCAAAGGGTGTTGCGTGGTACTATCTAGGGGGTTTCGGCATTGTCCATGCCTCGACTTCAGCCCCAGGGAATGCTCGTATTGTGAAGTGGGATAGCGTGGCTTAAGAGATGACTATGACCAATCAACAGATTGAACAGCTGTATGGAACGTTCCTAGGGATGGGTCAAGCCGCAGCACTCAAAGCTATTTACACCTTGGGATACTCGAATGGGGCGGGGATTTCAGTTGATGCTAACACTGTAGATCAAGCGAAGGCGGCAACTATCCCTACTCCAGCTCAGGTTACTTCATTAGTAACCAACCCTAGGATTAAGAAGCCCGATTAAACTAGTGGGGGGAGACCTTCTCCTCCTCCCTATAAGGGCCATAATGCGGGAGAGGTCCGCTTACTATATAGGAGTTTGATCGTGACAACCAAGTCAATGGGTTATGATAACCCCACTTATGTAGCAGTGGGGGAAGATCAGGGTGGGGCTATTGCTGCTGGGTCGGGAACGTCTCAGGCTACCAAATTTGTTGCCTTTACTAATCTGATCTTGAAAAGCGCCGTCGCCCGTATTGGGGTTGCTGGTACCTCGAATGATGTGATGAGTCTAGTTCAAATCTCAGGAACGACCACTACTACTACGGCTCTCGGGACTACCGGGTCAGCGGCTGTGGGTTTTGTTTACAACACGGTCCCTAGTACTGCGGGTAATATGCTTCAAGGGGATGAGTACTACATTCAAAAGGGAACTGATGCAACTTTGACCTACGTTGCAGTCTCTGTAGAACGTACCGTCCAACCCCTGGCTAACGTAACTCAGTAAGGGGAACATGATGGCTCGAGGGGGTAGGGGATATCAACCACCTGAGGAATCTGATAATCCCATTGTTCATGGTTATCGCAGAGCAGTTGATGCTGCAGTAACTATTGGAAATGAGACATTAGGTAGAGCAACGGGTAGGACGGCTCCTCTTCCCTATGGAAATGATGAACCCTCTCGAGGACCAAAACGAGGTCCACGCAAAATTGATGGATGGAATGGTAAGGATTAACCAAGGAGAGTATCATGGCTGTGAAACCTTCGCTTCCTAAGGGTGGCCTCAACAAGCACGATGCTGGTCAGATGAAGGGAAAAGCCTCCCCTGAGACCTTTGGCATTCCTCGTGAAACCCCCGAGGATTATGGTAAGATCCCCGGCATGGGAGGCATGCATAACGATATTGGTGAGCAATCGGGCTTCCAGGACACTGGATACATTGTCAAAAAGGGGATGGGATACGGTGAAAGCCTGAAGCTCAATTTTCTCCCCCCTGGTATGGATATTGAAAATCAAGAGAATTGCGATATTCGATCCATGCCTTATAAGGAGATTATCTCCGAATCTTACCCGGGGGATGGCTGGGAACCCGCTCCTCGTAAGGGTGAATAGTTTACCTAGTGTTCGACGTTAAGAGGGCAGGACTAATAATCTTGCCCGCTTTTTCAAGGATTAGTCATGAGTCTCAAGGAAAAGTTCCAGATTACCCTCCCAGGGAAAGAAACCGGTAACGAACCTTGGGCTTCGTTTGAATCAGCTCGGGATACTCATGGTGAGGCCCCTTACAATAATAAGACGGCCTTTCAAGAACCAGATGGTAAGTTCAATGAAACACCTCCTGGAATGGACATTGATAATCAGTGTAAGTTCCAACCTAAGATGCAATGGTTCTTAGACGGTGACAACGATGTAACTAAGAATGATAAAGACTTTCTCAAGAAAGGATATAGTCGAGCCAAAATGAGCGGTACTGACGATCAGTATACTGGTGAACATATCGACCTCTTCTACGGTGAAGCTCATGGGGATGATGGTGAAGTTGGTTTTGTAGAGCGCAATAACTACCTAGACCGAGAATAAGATGGGTTCCAGTAATACTGATTCTAGGGGACAGACAAAGCACATTGAAGGCCAATTGACCTTCTTGGGTGCTGCTCAGTATACTGGGGTATCAACTTCCTCCCCCCAGCAGTTAACTTCCGTCCCAAACTCTGGAATAGCCGCTCCGAGTAATGCTCGAGTGGCTTTAATTCAAGCTGAGGCTCAGAATATTCGTTGGACGGGGGGAACTACCCTCAATTTTACCCTGAGCTCTAGTGTGGGAATGATACTTTCAACAGCAATGGATCACTTAGTTTATAATGCCGTTGTTGATGAAAGTGGCGATCCTCAATGGGGTAATTTCCAGTTCATTGGCACCATTGCTGGGGCTATAGTGAACGTACAGTATTTCCATTAGGTGAATAATATGGGTTGGTTTTCTAAGATAATCAAAAAGGAACCTGAACGTCCACCCCTCTGGACTCCGCGAATCGGCTTTGTTACTCCTGGACTCTGGATTATTCATACTAGTTCGGGTCAAATTGGTCAAGTAAAAGCCTGGACAGATAAAGCTATTGTAATGACCATCCACGGTTCAACTAATGGTAATGGGGAAGATAAATCGGCTCAAGGATTCGATTTTCCAGATAATAAGGATAATTTTAGAATGGCAGCAAAAGAGGAAATTAGTACTTACGTTCACGACGGAGTTAGATAATGGGAACTTACAGCTATCGGGTGACGGGTTTCACCCCTTCGACCGCAAATGATACCCTTGGGCTGGTTCCGGCATCTAATCGCCGTATTCAGCTTATAGACACTGCCTTAATGGGGATTGGTACATCAAGTGCCTCTACTGAACAGGGTTATTTCCGTCAAACTGCTGCTGGATCAGGTACTGCTGCTACTGCTGTGACTGCAGCTAAATGGTCTATTGACGGTGTGGCTGCAGCTAGTAGTGGGTCTACTGGTGCTTGGGGTACTACCCAGCCAACAGTTACCGCGGGTACAGCTCTTATCAACCTGGGCGTCAATGCTAACGGTGGTATTTTCCGTTGGACCGCTCGACCGGGGGAAGAAATCGAATTTAACGGTCGGTCTAGTGATGCTTTAAGCATGCGGGCTATTACGGCTGGTGCTGGGGCTAACTGGTCTATGTACGCTGTAGAAGTTGAGGACCCGATGTAATGATAATAAAGTATAGATGCGCTGCTCACCATGTGACTAGCATTAATGACAAGTACGGTTATTATAAGTCAATTGAGTATAAGCACAAAAAGAGGGGTTGGATCCAGTTTGAGACAGAAAACCTTAATGATAAAGAGTGGCCATTAAGGGTATATGTAGCTTTTGACGTATCAAACCATGAGGATCTAACCCGAATAACCGATGCTATTCTTGATGTATTTGACTCGACTCGAGGTGAATTTGGGGAGCATGAGGTACGTAGTCCCTCATCGATAATTCTCCTCAAATAGGGGAATAAAATGGCTCTATACGGGACTTTCAATGTCCAGATTGACCTTCCCGTAACGGCCAATGCTCTGCAAGTACCCGCAACAATGGCCTATATTATCCAGCAAGCTCAACTGCTTGGTGGAAATAACACTGACTCAAAAGTCACTCTTAGTTCTGTTAAGGCTAATTCATCAATAGCTTTCCCTCAAATGCCTGGTTTCCAGCTGTACAGTTTTTCTGTTCAAGCTGCGGTTCCGAGTAACTTGGTTAGTGTCAACTCCTTTGAACAATACCTAGCATTCATCATTGTTCAATTCCTGGTATCGATTAATAATCAGACTTTCCCTTCTAATGTGTCAGTAGCACTGACATCGGCTCCCGTAAGCCTAACCTCAATATCAAACCCCACTGTTCCTAATGGGAACGCTTTTAACCTAGCTATTGCCCCAGGATCTCAGCATTCAGATCTCCCAGTATTTCCTAAGAGGTATATACTGTGACGGTCGTCATACTCACTTCTGGAGCAACGTGGCCAATCCCGGGGGACTGGTCTAGTGTTAACCAGATTGAGGCGACTGGAAGTGCTGCTGGAGGAGATGGCGGTAATAATGGTTCAGGTGGGGGTGGTGGGGGATATTCCTCTATCTCTAATAAGACGGGCCTTTCAGGCACTATTAACATCTCTATTGGTACTGGGGGTGCGGGTGGATCAGGGGTTACGGGGATTGGTGGCGCTGGAGCGGCTACATGGTTTAATGGTTCCTCCTTGGCTACGTCTAGTGTTGGGGCCAATGGTGGCACTGTTGGCACTGGAGCATCAACCACTGGGGCAGTAGGGACTACCCTATTCGGTGGGGGTAATGGGGGTGGTAACGCTAATAACTCAGGAGCTGGTGGGGGTGGCGCAGGT